ATATTACTATTGGCATCAAGCTCGAAAAGCCCACCTGAATAAAACCTGATTTCCTCAAGCGCATCTTCAACGTTTGTCGAATCGTATAAACCCTCATTATCATCAATACGAACGCGCTTGGCTTTTGTCGTGCCTGCATTCGCGATGGACTCGAAGGCTGCCCAAAAAATGCCAAGCCACACAATGAATATCACGATTCTTAATTGACGAACGGTCATGTTTCCACCGATACGACAAACGTCGCCGTTAAAGTTTCGTCGGAATCCGGGGCGAATCCAAGCGTGAACTTTCCTGAACTGGGGTCCGTTTCCATAACGTTCTCGGATTTCACAGGCGTTCCCCAGTCAAGATGAACCTGCAACGTGCCTGATACATAGGGAACGACAACACCACCGTTCGTGGTGTAAAATACGGTTTCAGACCCGTCAGTCGTAGGAGTTACGCTTTGCATCACCTTGAAATTGTTCGACGTAAGCACCACGCCGCCTGACGAAGTATCGACGTTCACCATGTTAACGATATAATCCAACGCCTGATCGAGATCAGCATATATCTTCCGCAGATACTTCACTATAGCCGTGATTTCCGGGTTGCTTGACCGCGTTCCGGGTGGTTTCGTGAGCCTTGGCCTTGTGTATGAAAACGCCATTATCTGAAATGCTCCTGAATGTAAAACACGATTGAGTTTATCGTCACCGGATCAGCTACACCATGTCCAGAGATTTTGAACTGGAAATATCGTTGCCTGTTATTGCGAAGACTAAGTGGGTTCACATAGTCCTTGGAAAGGTCGAATGTTTTCGTTGTGCTTGCTGACGTAGGCATCTCCGTTGATTCTGCAAAATAACATTCGATATTTACCTCCGTGCTTGATGCAGTTTTAGCAAAGTTCAGCATCACCTTCCGAATTGTTTCCGACGGATACCGTGTCAGGTCGAATATTTTCGACGTCCAGTGCCATCGGATACCACCGATTTCATAAGTCCATCCAACTTGCGGTGTATTCGTCCAGTTTGTATCCACGGTGATCACGGTGTCAGAGTTCACGGAGATTTTTTGTTCCTCGACGAACGCGCCGGAAGAATTGTACAGCTGAACGTAGCAATCTTTGAGTCCGTCATCCTCGTCATAGAAATCAGCTGAACTGTCAGTGATCGATGCGGCCCCTGCGCTTGTAATCGTACCCGTCAGCGTTCCTGTGGATGACCCACCGAGATTATTCCCGGTAAGAAGTTTATACACGAACCCGCCCACGGTCCCAATCCATGGTTTCTTCACGTCGTCACCGTCTTCTGTGGCCTTCACAATTGCAATACAGTTTGCCCTGATCGGCCATGTCACCCATTCTTTCCAGTCCCAAAAGTACACGAGGATTCTGTCATTTTCGGTTTCACCGCTTGACGTGTAAATCATCATGTAAGCGCGGATGTATTCACACCACACGCCTTCGCAGTATTCGAGCCTCGAAAGCTCGATTCCGTCAGCTTCCTTTTTGAGGTCAGGTCCAAGGAACTTCGCGTATTCACCGAAAGTCTGCCAGAGTTCTCCCTGCGGGGAAAGAAACAGCAGGCTACCTGTTTCCGGGATAGGTGCGATACTGAAATGCGATTTCGTCCCGATCTTCGTGTTGGATTCTCTGTAATCAAACTCGTCGTCATGGCTTTCACTAAGAAGGTAATGTGAATAGTTCTTGAATATACATGGCTGATCGTTAATCACTCCGCCACCGGAAAGTTCCGTTGGGTCTTCGGAATTGATGCGAAGATAAAAATCCGTCGGAAAACTCCACGGCAAAGGTTTGCCTGTAGTCGGGTGTTCCGCTGAATACTTGATAATCTGTTTGTCCCCGGTAATCAAATAACCAACGGAAGAAAGATCTGCACCGCCTTCGTAGTTCGATGATAATGTGATTGATGTACCTGAGTTTACCGCTGAAATAATGTACCCTCTGGACTCATCGTTGAAATAAATAGTCATTCCAACCATATTTGTTGTCCAATGAGTTGAGTTCCCGGTAACCGCTGTCGCTCCATCATTCACAGAAACCACCCCTGTGGAATACTCCCTGATCCCAAACGCTAAAATACGGTTTTTCGTCGCGATGAAATACCGATTCCATGGCGCATTGTAATTCAGGTAAGTTTGGGTTTGCGTTCCGTCCGCATTGGTTTCGAGCTTACCGAACGGATAATTTGTGTCTCTGGTCAGTCCGTCATCTTCAAACGATGTCGTACCGATTTCGACGTTGCCTATGTAATAATACACGCTTCCGTCTTCCAACGTTGCGTAAATCTTCAGGTTCGTGAATCCTGCGTTGTCAGCCGTCCCTGGGAGCGTAAGAACGACGTTATTGTTGGACAGGGTACCGGTGGTATAGATGGGTGAAGGATTTGTCTCGTGAGCGCTGTGAATGTCTCCGTCGCCCGCTGTGATGTTCGCTTCCGTGTAGAAATACTTCACCACGCCCGACATTGACCCCGCACCGGATTCGTTCGCGGTGATTGCCGTTGAAGGATCGTCGTGTTGCCACACGAACCCACTGTTTTTGTCGTAATACCTGGGGATGTTTTGCCCGTCCATCAGGTATGCGTACCTGCGAAACTCCGTTATGACAGGTTTGATCCCGGAGTTCATTCCTGTAATGATTTTGGTATTTGTACTACTCAATTAAAGTTCTCCGTTGAAAATTTCCCGATTCGTTTATTAAAGTAATCGAGAAAATAAAGGTTCCCGGTATTCGAATCGATCTGGATTCTTCTTGGAAGGGCACATTGCTGGCTACCTGAGCCGGATGTCAAATACGTAGCCCATCCGGCACCGCTCATCTCGAACCTCACGATTCGGTCATTCCCGGCGTCCGAGACGTAGAAATGTCCATCGTATTCAGCTATACCACTCGGGGAGGACAATTCCCCGGCGTGCGGCGCCCATGAGGCACCGATATAGTCTCTGTCTGTCACGTCCAGCGTCGTCGCACACACGTAATCAGAGTCCGTCTCACAAAATACGACTCGCGGTTCGCCCTGGTATCCAGTGGCGCTGTACACGGCTGCAGTCATGTTCTCCCATCCGTAGTCCATGCGGACGTCGTGAGTGAAAGCCCGGTCACATTCGACGATTTCGTCGGTGCTGTAGTCAGTCAAATAAAAATATCCTGTATCTGCGGAATAAAAAATGTCCCTAACGTAGGTAAATCCCTCCGACCTGATGCCAATCTTGTCCCATCCCTCCCCGCCGAACTTGACCTTGATCCAATTCGTGTCATTATCGATGATATGTAGATAGCCGTCGTCGTCCATCGTGATCGTGTTTATGTACTGAAACTGGTCCTGTCCGGTGCCAGAACTTCCGTAAGTCGTTCTGCTTAACCCGTCCCATCGTTGACGTACAATTTTATTTGCCTGCGCGAGATACAGCCAGCTATTTTCAAAATCAAAGTAAAATGATCTAATAACCTCTGTCGGTTCAGTTGCATCTGCCGATGAATCCCATACAAGATACTCCGGCCCTCTGTATACTGTACCGCCTGATACTGTGAACAAATTGGTATTCGGAGAGCTTGAGTCCCCGAGTTGATGGATCGAGTCGATCTGCGCCGATAGTCCAAATGTTGACCATTTTTCCATGCCAGTCATTGGCAGAAGTTCACCACGGCGTTTCACGTCCACACCGGACGCATTTGTGGCGAGGCTCGGCTTGAGATCGACAGAATCCAGTCCGACAACCTGTCCACGAAACTCGTTTATTTCAATGGTTTTCATCAGAAAACATCCACGATTCTTACTTTATCATTTCCTTTGTCGCCTATTACCAGGTAAGAATCCCCTTCAAAACCGATATAATCTATGTTGGATGAAAGTCCTGTAAGGTAACCCCCGGTTTCGTCGCCATTGGAATCGATTTTCGCGACGCGATTATTATCAGGATCAGCCGCGTACCCGGAACCGTCGTCGTTATAGGCCACCCCGGTGTAATTGACCACTCGAGACGATGCCGCTTCTTTTTCCATGGTCGCCGTATTGATGACATACGAAAACCGCAGAATCTCCGGGCTGTAACCTGTGAATGTAAACGAAAAAAATATGTTTATAGGACCAACGATAATCGACAAATCGCGAACTTCATCATGAGTGTACAGCACGACGCACCCGTCCACGATTTTTCCATACAGTGTGATTTTCATCACAGCCGTATATAGACCTTTAATCCCAGAACATCCACCACGCCCCGCGAAAAGATACCCACCGTAATACCAGATCACATGGTAATTGTTGCAGTCGATGGCCGTGCCGTCGGAATACTCGATCTCGAGGGTTTCGTATGATTGAAAATCCGGTGGGATTTTATAAATATATCCTCCAGAAATCGCCCACCAGTACCCGGCGCCGTAGGTTATCGATTTGTACGATGGAATTTCTATCCGTTCAAACCTTGGATATCGGCTCCGGGTCGGAAACCTGAAATTCACTGTCTCACCGCCGTATGTGCCGGATCCGAACACCCATCCCCGGTCTGTATCGTAGTGTAAAATTTCGACGTTCGTCCATCCGGTATCCCACTCGAAATCGTTGAATCCGGTTTCCCATCCGCCCCATTCGTGAGCGACCGCGCCGTTTTGCACAGTGAACACCGTCTCGCTTTCCGTTGTAGTATATCCGTGCTTCGGGAGTTGGTGGATTGCCATAATAGGGTATCCAGCCCCTACGGTGTCGGTTTTCACCATTCCGATGGTGTTGTTCAACGCGCCAAACGGATTGTCTATCCTGACGCCCTGCGCGGACGTTGCCTGGTCCCCATTGATGGCGACACCTGGTTTCAAAACGTTCACCCCCTTGAATTTACCAAGCTCGACGTGTTGAACCATGTCACGCTCTCCCGTAATCTCGACTCGCGCTACGACGCGGACCGTTCATGATTTGATTGTATGGCGCTCTCTCACGCCTTGAGGAAGCAGTTTTTTCGATCCCGTACTTGTACTGCCTCGCACGCTGAAATACTCCCTCACGCGCCCCCATGAAGTCCTCGTACTGAATTTTTCCGTCCTTGAACTGCGCAATCAAAATCATATAGTCGATCACACAGTCGGAAAGCCGCTCGTTTATGATGTCGGAATCTTGGGCGGCGATATACGAACTCCCTGAAGCTACCGTGGCAGATGTCGTAATGGTAAGTTCTGTGTCTGAATCGACACTTTCGATCTCGTAAAAATTGTCCGGGAAATCACCGTCAATGCCGAACAGGTACCCCGCTCCGATTTTGTCACCTGCTGAAAGCTCCGAATCCCAGGACGTCCCTGACCCGGTGACGGTTGTGCCGGAAATAGTGATTGTTCCCGTGGAATAGTACCTGTAAAGCCGGGTATGCTTTCCACGATATTCGAGCTTAATGTAATCCGTTCCGCTGGAAAGAGATGAATCGTATGGATATAGACCGTACTTATTCTCCGCGAAATCCGGATACCACCAGCTTGGGGTAGATGAGTCGTCGCTCTGCCAATTCGGGTACTTTTCGTTTAGCTTTTGTATGTCGGTTGGATACAGTTCCTCGCGGTCGTCTACGTCGCCTGTCCTCGCGTAGTACACCCGGTCCAAGGCAGAAAGGTCCAGGCAGTCAGAAGGCAGACTGTAAAGCCTGGAGGTGGTTGCGTCCGTAACCGTGTTCTTGAATATACATCGTGCCTCGTTATTGATAGCGCTCTCTGCCTGGTCCACCCACCTTTTCAGCAAAGATATGGAGAACCTGGCCTCGTCGGCCTCCCCGAGGATTTCATAAAACTTGTAGAAGTATTCCGCTAGGTTCATGACGTATACCTGTATGCGCATAGGGAAAGGTGCCGAAGCACCTCTCCCCGTTCGCTGTTATGCCTCCGGTTCACTTGTTTTTCCCACTGGCTTTGTTACCGAGCCCATCGTTCAAACCAACTTTTCCCCTGGAAGGCGGGAAAGTTTTAGGTTTCCGTTTGGGACGAAGACCGAGCTTACTCCTGAGTTCCTCTTTCTTATTCTCGCTTTCGATCATGGTTTCGCGCTTTTCATTGATCTTCAGTTTTTCGATGTCCCGGATGATCTGTACACGTTTTTCCATGGCGGCCTTGTTTATTTTGCCCTGGTTTTTCACGCCGTTATTGTAAGCGTCCTCAGTGACCACCGTCAGGTATCCGGGGAACCTCTTTGAGCAGATGTTGAACAGCTTCAACGGGATTTTTCCGAATCGGTTTTCACGGCTGAAAAAATACCGTTTCCGGTTGTGGTCCTGCGAGAATATATCTCGTTTCCCGTCATACCGGACAAAAACAGAGTCTACTGTATTTCTCTCGATTTCCATTGTACTTCTCCTGTGATTTCACGATAAAAAGTCCGATCAGCGAGGCCATGGTGAACCACATCCTCGTGATCTCAAACGGATATTCAATGATGGACAGAAGCGCAATTGCCACCATGGACAGCGACAAAGGGTCGCGACCGATCCTGGTTTTCAGTTCGTTCATTAGGCCGATAACATAAAGTGCCCCGAATATCCCGGACCCGAAAACAAACTGCAAAACGCTGGAATGTATTGCGTAGTCCACGCTGACAACGCGCTCACGTCCTGGAATTGTACCCAGTCCGAACCCGCGAAGAGGAGCCTTGAAAAACAGCTTCAAAAATTTCCCCCACACGTCGAACCGAATCCTTAAAGATTCCAATATATGTTCCCGAAGAAACACAGCACCGGCAACTGCCAGCACGATTAACGATCCTCGCATGTAAACGTTCCTGACCCGGCAAAACACAACAACGGCGGCCACGCCTATAATCGCGCATTGAGGATCTCCTGCGAGGCTTATGCCCACACAGGCAAGGAACATCGGAATCGAGATGTCCCACATGATTGGCAATATTGCGGCCAGGTACGTCGATAGCCGGGGGGAGTTTCCCATCAACCCTCCGGGATGAGATTCAGGGGTCGTGTCGAGAACCGGGCTGAACCCGGCTTTTTGCATCAGGGCCACGCTGATATTGATCATCGCACCGATGGCGATCCAACGAAAATACTCTTCGGGTGTATCAGCGTACATCGTCACCACGCACACGATGAACATGAATATCGATGCGTTCAGGCACCAGTACATTACAGCGTTGTCTAGGTTGTGCATGAGAGCGTTCAAAACCACCAGCATCCCGAACGGAATCACCAGTATATTCGGTGCATCACGTTTCGGTGGTTCGATCAACGCGCACATTCCAAGAACGATCGCGCACAGGTGAAAAAATTTCGCATCGAAATTATTCAGCGAATGACCAGGCAAATATCCGATCACACTTAACAGCAGGAACGCCTTGATCATAAACGATGCCACAGCGCCGCCTCCTTTATCCAGAACGGGATGGCGATCACGACGACAACTGCCGTGAACAGCATCGCCATAAATGAATCGAGGATCACGAGGAGGGGAGATTGCTCCCCTCCCCATGAATACCCCAAGAACCTGTCAAGGTCGCCCTTCATTAGGTCTCGTATGTGACGTATACACCAACGTCAGCGTCCACAACATCAACGTAGACTTCGTTCGTGAACGAAATACCTTTCGGAAACACAAGATGTTTCGAGTCGGCTGCAGTGCCAACCTTTACATCGAGTTTCGCATTTCCGCTTGTCGCGGATTTCGCGGCATTGGTATCGTAGAATGCCACCCAGTCACCAGCACCTGTACCCGTTACCGTAATGGTCGCTAACTTCGCACCGGTGGAAATCAGCGCGCCATCAGCGGCGACACCGTGTACCATCTGCGCGTCACTGGCGTTGTTGTTTTGGTTGATCAATACGGCACCGTTGGAATCGACTTCCGCGAGATACCCGCCGTCCAGGTCCGCAAGGACGCCATATCCCTGGAACCCGGTACGGGCTGCGCTCCTCATGTTCACGTCATCTGTGGAGCTTACGGCTGCGTACAGGCTAAGCGCGATCAGCACCACGGCCAAAGTGTACGCTCCGATGTTAATGATTTTCGATTTCATGTTTCAAACCTCCTTGATTATGTTTGCAGGGTTACGAGATGGTCGCGGCTCCGGGAGGCGCGGAACAACTCATCATCACGCAGTAGTTCTTCACGCTGTCGTCGGACTCGAACAGAGCCTTGTCACCGAAGATCGTCTTGATCCCGATGCCCTGCTCCATGCCGTAGTCTTCGGTCTGCGTGATTTCCTTTGCGTACAAAGAATGCGCCCGCATCGCGGTACGCGCTCCGAACGCGATCTGCCTGGACTCGAACTTCCCATAAGCAACAAAATCACCCGTAGTGTATTCCGCCGCTGTACTCGTGGAACCTCCATAGGTCTGAGCACGGGAACACCCGGTGAACGAATATTTCGTCTTCCCGGTATAAGTGACGTATTCGACCGCACCGGTGGAGTTTTTGAGGATACACAACGTCCCGGTACTCGGGAAGTTCTGCGTATAGTCCTTGTTGTTGTTCGCTCCGACAGTGATCGTGCTGACGCCTGTGGTATGAGAGCCGTAAATTTTCGCGCTCGGGCGAAGATATGACCCCTGCATTCCGCGAATTGCCCTTCGGGGATAAATGATCATCCCGCCGATCATGCCGATCGCGCCGGGGAACAGAGGATTATTTTTCCCGCGAATATTCGCCTCAGCGTTGGTTTCGTACCACCTGGCGTCGCCTTTAAGCCGATAGATGTCGAAACTGTCCAGGGCCACACCGTAAACAGGATAATCGTTCCCGAATCCGTCGCCCGAGACTCGCAGGGGTTCCGCGCCCATCGTTTCCAGGGTAAGCTGAAGACGCTCAATTTCCGTCACGCCGAACGTGCAGTCGGAATTGAGGTAGGTGCGGTCTGCGGCGTCGTTCGCGAACAGCGTGGTTTCGGACGAATAGTCCGTGTTGATCAACTGGTAGTCCATGTGGTAGTCTTTGTATCTGGCCATCCAGTCAGCGAGCATGTGTCCCGCGTGTTTGTACATCTTGAACAGGGAAAGATGCTCACCCCATTCGTTATACGCCACCGCATGTCTGAATAGTCCGGTCTCGACGTAAAAGTTCCCGACGGTCGCCTTTTCCTCGTTGGCGGCCAGGGTGCTTTCGTTCGTGGTCGCCGACCCGTAAAGCTGCCCGACAGTAATGAACGTTATTTTCTGACCTGCTTTCTTGATGCGGGTGTCATCCTTTCGGATAATCGCCGTATCTCCGTATTCGTCGCCTTCGTGTTTCGACCAGAACTGTTTTGCCTGGGCATCGAAATACACTGCGTCGTCCCACCACTCCGGTTTCCCGTCAGAAAAATCCGAAGCGGTCATTGTGTTCAAAGTAGTCATGTTTCATACCCTCCGACCGGATCAGGGCGTCAGTCCTCGACCTGAAAACGTTTGCGTTTCTCGCGTAAAACGTTCACCGCTTCGTTTCCAGTTGCCTCAGCACTGCTTGTTTTGCCTTCCGACCCGATGCTTGTAATATATGTTTTGTCTTTAGGTTTCGGTTTCGGTTTCTCGGAAGAAGGTTTTGACGGCTTCCCGCCCTCGCCAGGCTTGACGCCAAGCTCAGAGGCGGCAATCTTAACCGCAAGGTATGGTCCATTCGGATTCGCACCCAATCCGTATTCCTTGAGAACCTCCGCAGCTTTCGTGTTCAATTCCGAGCCTTCCTGGTCTGCGCCGGGAAATTCCTTTCCGGCGACTTCCAATGAATTGTTCCAGGAATCCATGAACAGCTTTTGTGCCTCGGTAGTTTCTGCTTCGGCTGGTTTGGTCTGCTGGTTTTCCGATTTTCTTGCCTTGCGGTCCTGCTGTCGTTTTTCCCACTCCGCATGTTCGCGTTCGTGCTTGTCGATCGCTTTCTGGTATGCACGTTCCTTCTGAAAACGCTCCTTTGCCGGCAGAAGATCGAGTTCGTCCCAGTCGGGTTCCTCGACATCAAGTTTCGGCTCCGGGTCGTCCTGCGAACCTTCGAGACTTGAGAAGTCCCAATCAATTGGGTTTCCGTTCTCGTCACGCTTCAGGAACTGTTCGTATGGCTTCAGAAGACCTTGAAGTCGCTCCTGATTCTGTTTGAGCCGGTTCAACTCCGTGCGGGTCTCCTGAATGTACCTGTCCTTGTCGCGGATCTGCTTGTCGCGGGAATCGCCTGTCGGTTCTTCTTCCTCGTGTGTTTTGCCGTCATCCTTGGGGTCATCCTCATCGGCTCCCTTGTCAGCCGGCTTCGTTTCGTCATCTGGCCTCGGGTCGTCCTTCTGCGTCTTTTTTGAAGGCTCCTTGACCTCAGACTTGGAAATACGATTGTGCTCGTCAGTCACGTCCGTCGCGGAGTCATACCGCCCTCTGGAGGCGCGAAGCTTTTCGATGTCATTCGGCTTTTCAGGCGTGGTTTCATTCACATCGTTTTCCGGGTTGATGATTGTGGTCTCGGCCATTGTAGTGGCTCCTTTCGCACCGCTCCGTTTCCGGGTGGTCGGCGTCTATTAATGGTTACGGCTCCCTTTCGGGGTGATCCGATGTTACGTCCTGAATCGTCCTCGATCTTTCTGCTCCGGCTGGCGTTCACCTCGGAGCAATTCAATATTCGTTACAACCTGCTTCAACATTTTTTCTGCACGGTTTCCTTCTTCAATTCGAGCATCGATCAGCCTCGAGAACTTCCGGGCCGCGTTCCACTCGTATCGGGCACGGACACCGTCAAGATCTTCTTCCAGGGACTTCTCAGTCTCATCAACCAAGTCCTTGATCAGCTTCTCGAAATAGATGAATTCAGGGTACTCCGTGAGCTTCCTGAGTCCATTCCGCATCATCACCTCATCCTCGAGGCGGTCCTGCAATTTCAACAGGTCTTCGATCTTGTCTTCTTTGCGCGTATCGCTCATGCCATCCCCCCGGCCATCTGCACGATGTCTTCCTCTTCCGGCACCGGACGTTCGCCAGCGGCGGCCTCCATGGCGCCAACGTTCCTGTTCAATTCCTGGTCGAATTCCTGCTGTTCCTTGGCCGCCTGCTGTTCCTGGAAAATCTCCTGCATCGCCTGTTTCTGCATATTCAGCATGAACTGCTGGTATTCCTCGACGGTGGGAATCGAACTGTCCACGTCATTGTCACCCATCGCAATCAAGACGTCCTTGATGAGTTTCCTGCGATAGTGCGGGTGGTTCATGACCATTTCTTCCTGGCTCAGGAGCTTGTATTTGTCCAAGACCTTGATCAGTCTCACGCGCTTGTCGTCGTGCGTCGCCCTGACCGTCACGTTTAGGTCATGGTCAAGCGCAATAAGGTTCTCCATCTCCAGGCCACCGGCTTTCGCACCCATGACCCGCGTTACGAATTCCTTGATTTTCGGGTCGTCTCTGGCATCTTTGGTGAGCATCTGCTTCCATATTCGGTATCGCTGGTAGAAAATCTTTCGTATGGACTCGGCCATGTTCTTTTTGTACATATCGCGAGATTTCGCGCCTTCCTCCAGCAACCTAATGAGCCCACCAAGAGTTTGGTCGGATTTCGTCTCCATACCAACCGCAGGATTCGGCAGACCGAAACGCGCCTGAATACGCTCGATCAACTGTTGTTCTTCATGGTAACTGTCAGAATCGTAAGTTGTGACTTTCTCCGTGCGAATAGCATCCTCGCCAATATCCTCAAGCTCATCCCATACCGAGTTTCCATCGTTGTGAATCGCCCGGTTGAATCCGATGTTTCGCCTGACGTATCGGGTTGGCCTCGCGAATCTCTCCCTGGTAATCGCACGCTCGTTTCTCAGGTGATCGACGTAGCCTTTATCATCGAAATTCATCTCGGCGACACCGATGTTTTCGACGCTTTTCTCGATGTCGAATTTGATCTTGCCGGCGACAATCGGGCACATACCGTGATCGTAGGGGAAGCGTTCCCAGCCCAGGATCTGTTTGGATTTCGGGTGGCATAGCACCACGACGTGTTCCTCGAGGCCGTCGTTGTCAACATCGTATTTCCCGAATACCAGACACAGCTTCAACTTCTTCGTGCGGTATTCGGTCTGTGACCAATTCAGCGTTTGCTTTTTGACCTCGGACTCGTCAACCGCGGTCTCTTTGAACTGGTTCACATGGTCTTTTAGGTATGCTTTCGAGACCTTTTTGAGCAGGGTTTTCTGGTCCTCGTCGCCGGTCTTGAGCATCGTCATGATCTCGTTCGCCGTCTTGTGCAGTTCCAGGCCGACGTACCCGGTCTCAAACGCATCATCGAGGCTCTCGGCATCAGGAGACCAGAACACGCGCTTGCTGTGGACGCAGATGGTTCTCGGGCCGTACCGTTTCCATCGCCAGGTTTTTTCGGTCGTGGTTGACCGCATGACATTCGGGAGGCGCATCAGGATCTCGTCAGCCTGCGGGGAAACTGGAATGGGCTGTTCGCCCTCAACGCTGACCGGCATCAGGTTCTCATCAATCCCGGTGACGGGTACATCCGTCCCGTCCTCGCCAACCACGGAATATGAGTCGTACTCGATCTCGTGCCGCTCTTTGACCTTCTCCGCGAAAGTATACGCAAAGCTCGTCCCGAGTCCCACTGCCTTGTAAACGAATCGGTAAAGCTCCTCTCGAATTGTGTCATTCGAGTTCGCGTCCCATGCCATCAGCGTTCGCCCCGCGGCCTCGATCGCCTCTTTCTGATCGTCGTCTTCACCGACAGCCTCGACGTCGATTGGTTCGTTGTAATCGAACAGGTCTTGCACCAGGCGCGGCAGAACCGAGTCGGCCATGGTCATGGTCACGTCCGATGAGAAATTCGGTGCCCCATCGTAGGGGTCCGTCCTCTGGTACCTGAGCATCCTCAGGTCCATCTCCCACTTGTCGAGCTTGTCGTGGAAGTTTTCGTGGACGTGTTTTATTCCGTCCTCGGCGCACTGGACGAAATAATCGCCCATTTCGGCCTCGCTGAACTTGCGCTGGAATATGCTCTCGTGGCTGTTATCGGGATTCCCCATGCGTCACCGCCCGTGCTTTTTTCGGTCCGCATTCACTGCCTGACGTCCGTCCCGACTTCGTCGATGCCCCATAGATCCGATAATCTCTTCCTGGGCGCGTTTCCAGTCCGGCACGTCACCACCGGGGGGGATTTTCCTCGGTTTCGGCCTGCTCATCTTTTTCATGCGATGCTCCTCTCCCTGGGTCGGAATCGTCCGACCTTCTGGGCGTGTGATGGTTCTCGTTCTTTGTATCCGTCGATATGTTTCGTCGCGTTGAAGTCAAAACTCGGGAACCGCCTGGTCTGCGTGAACCCCATCATGAGGGCTGCCGCGCAGTCGGGACTCGGGATCTTCTGCTTGCGATACCATTCCTTGTCCAGGATTATCCGCTGTCCGGTTGATCGATGAGTAAACCGGATCGAGGTCAGGTCATCCATCTGCTCCTGGGCCTCGTCGCCGTCCTCGTCAGGGATCAGGTCCACGAACCCCTTGTCCATCTCCTCGCGCAGGTACACATAGTCCTCATCCCTGTTGTAGAGGTACGAGTCGGATTTGATCCGCACGACCTTGTACGGCACGATGATCGTTTTGCCAGGACCGCTCTGCATCTGCTCCGAGACGCGCCAGTACACCCCCTCCCCGTTGCCCTGGGAGTCCAGCACGAACACCGAGGGCCGGAACAGCCGCAAATACTCCATTGACAGTCCAGACAATTCCATGAGGTTTTTTTGGCGGTAGATTTTGAGCAGGGTCTGTTTCCATCCTCCACGCGCCCGCTGTAGCAATCCAAAAACAGCCCTGTCGGGGTTCTCTCCATAGCTTGCCACGTCCAGGTACAGCACAGAGGGGCCGTCATCGAGGAGCGCTAGGTCCAGGTCATACGACCGCCGAAGCACTTGGTACGGGTACAAGAGATCGCCCGTGTCGTCGTCCTCATGGCTGTTCAGGACCATGCGCCTGTAGTGCGCCGGCGCACGGTCTTTCCGGGCCTCCTGGTCTCGTATGAACGCCTCAGGCAGATTCTCGGCGTTGTCGAAGGTCGTTGCCTGCCATACCCGAAAATCCTCACTCGGAGGGAATTTGATCCAGTTTTTCCATACCCAATTGTGACCGCATGCATTGGCGATGACCCAGCCGGATGCATATGGTACCTGACGCCGGAGCCGATCGCACAAAAACTCAAACTGTGTCGAGTCCGGGAACTCCTCGCCCTGTTCCATATAGAACCATCCAAGATTTATGTTTTTTAACGTATCCACTTCGGACCCGTGGCGAAACATGATAACCGAGCCGTTTGGTAGCTCGACCTGTTTTTTGCTCTCGTTGATGCGGTACTGCGGGAAATAGCTGCGAAAATCCTGCATGGTCGAATCTCGGAGGTCGGTGTAGTCCATCCTGACGATGCACCCAAGATTTCGTGGATATATCTCCGATAGTCGCACGCCGCGTATGATGCCGCACATAGTTTTCCCTGTCCCGATGCCTGCGACAAGCGCCGGATACCTGACGATCGAGTCCAAAAACTCGATCTGATATGGCCGAAGCGTTTTAATCCTGTCGTCAAGCACCGTCATCATCCCGGTTGTCATCGACACCATCCCCTGTCCCAAGAAGCGCACCCTGTGGCGGACCCTGTGGCGGACCCTCCACGGTACTCCCACCGGCCTGCCTGGGGTAACTGTCCGACATCAATCCCTGTGGCTGGTAGCCGTTGATCTGTATCACCAGGGGCCGTGTAGCCTCACCGCCGACATGCTCAGAGCGCAACGAAAACTCGTCACGGTTGACGCGCTCAAGATATTTTAAAGCCAGGTCGATATTTTCCGTCCCGTTTTTCGCCGCGCGTTTGAGCGCTTTGTCTAAAGCGATTTTGGCGTTGATGCTGGGCGTCCCGCGTAGCTGGGCGATGCGGTCGTGGAATGGATGCCCCCTGGGATAGCGCTTCCAAAATGCGCTGCTCGATATACCTGCGATTTTACAGGCCTCTGTGACGTTGCAGTTCATCGAGAATGCGTAACTCAAGCTTAGCTTTATCGGATCGACCGTTTTAACTTTTCTGACCTTAGGCATGGTGCATACAGAATACAGCTATTTTTTTTACATGTTCCGAAAACTCCGTTTTTTGACCCATTCTAGTCACGCCTATCACCAAACATCATCAGGCCCGAAGTAATCCCCGGTTTCCGGCTCAATCCACCGCCCTCACCCCACTTCCAGTATGCACATAGCATATACGATATACGCCCCTCTCGTTGCCATTCCTACCATGTAACTCGTTATCGTCAATTTACGCAGGTATTTATGTTGCAACCGCAGACATTTACGTAGATTTGGGACCACAGGAATATTTTTACACGGCGTCGTAATAGACTGTATTGCAACGCGTTGCATAAATCACAGTTGCTTGTGTGTTATACTGGAGACAGA